CTAAGAATTAAATGATCACCAATCACATTACCATCAACAACACTCTGAGCTTCAATCTCTTCCATTCTAGCAGCGGTCAAACCAGTAACTGTAGCCATAGAAACTCCTAGATTATTGTGGATTCAACTTCGTACGTATCTGGATCCAAATATGTTGCTTCTACATCTGTTATCTGGAATGTCGTCTCATCCAGCATTGTGATGTACTCCGAAGGTCCATCAGCAGTCCAAGTTCCATTACCATTGTCAGTGATGACAATAGTGAAATCAGAGTCAAGAATAGTCAACAGGGTTTCCAATGGAGGCAAATATGCGTTGGTCTCTTCAGTCCCATACAAAACATCCTCCAACCTACTCAATCTACCAGTCGACAAATACCTTGAGTCGGCTATGATGTAAGCTGTTGGATTGTATCCCTCCAAAGGCACAGGACGACTGATGATGTTCCATCCGAAGAACATAGGATCAACATTGGAGTCCATCGTCTTGTACGATTTCATCTCTGGATGAGCTGTTAGATTGTACAAAATATGGATCTTGTACCCATCTTCTTGACCAGTCAAATCATTCATGATCAATGTCTTGAACGAGAGACCAAATATCTTCTTCTTCCTATTACCAAGGAACTCTCCAGGAGCTCTTTCCTCAAAGCCGTCATAAGGAGCAAACTCATCAGGATAGGTAATGGCTTTGATCTTTCCTGTGTAGTTGTTCACTATTCCAATAGTGGCAAACTTACGACCATCGAAGAAGTGTGATTCATTAGAAGAACCAGTTGATTCTTGAACTTCTACTAGCCCATTCCAAGGAACTCCATCTTGATCTTCTAAATATAGCACACCATTGCTCAAACCAGTTTCATACTTCCTGTCTGAAACATTGTCCCATTCAATTCTAGTCATGTTGACCTCTCAAGGCTCAAATATAGCAAACACTTCCATTTGAGAAGGGAATTGAGGATCAGTAGAAACTGTCCCATACAACAGATCTTCGATCTCAGACAAAACTGCAGGATCAGTAGTAGGAGAATTGATGACTATGTGTGCTGTCGGCTTAAACATCACCGGCTTGGGCGGAAGTGTTGTTATGATCCATTCAAATATCTCAGCATCTGGATCATCAGAGATGGTTTCAGATTGCTTATCAACATGTGGAGCCATTGCGTTGTACACTAGATGAAGCCTGTACCCTTCATCTGTGTTTATCATCGTTCTGAACGAAAAATTGAACGATGCTCTTGTCTGAGCAGTCAAATTCAAACCTGGATAAGGCTCGATGTGACCCATGACAGCACCCATTCCAGGAGGAAAGGTAAAGGCCTTTATCTTGGCCTCGAAGAACCCTCCGAAATGTTGATTGACATAGATCCTTCCATCAAAAACAGATCTTACCTCTTCAATATCCGCTTCTATGACATCAACAGAAATCAATCCATTCCAAGGAACTAACGCCACTCCTGGTAAGTCAATAATGCCTCGATCCACACCGGAGTAATAGTATCGTTCATCAAGCTTGTCCCATTCAATTACGGCCATATGAACCTCCTATTATCCACTAGTTCCTAATTCTGCTCGTCGTTGTGCATTCAAATCTCTGTACTTCTGCGCTATGTTTCCCTTCGACATCTTCTTCGGCTTACCCATCTTGATCCCACAAACCCGAATGAGAGCGAACAGACGATTCAGATGCCACGTTTGGCATTCGAACGGGATGTTGAAGTTGATCATCCAAAAATATATGAGCTCTGAAGTGATAATCTCTCTTGGCCCGCCTCCTTTGGGGAGCTCACCAAACGTCGTAGCAGTTTGACTTGAGTTGATGTACTCATTGATCTCTTCTATGTTGGAATTAGAAAGCCGCATAAATATAGATTCAGGGACATCATCTATAGCCATCAACTTTATATACTCATAGATCTGAGCTGTGCTCTTTTGCTGAGGCCCCAGGAAGGGAACCTGAAATTTTGATTCCCATTTTGACAACGAGACCAGAGAATGCTCTAAATCTAAGACAGAATCTCCAACAGTTCCCTCAAACTCTTGAGTTTGGTCGTTGAAAATTTCTTCTCCCAATACGACAATTCTAAGCATTCTCTGGCCTCCTTGGCCAAATCATCACGACCAGTCGTAGTACCAGTCGGTATCCGTGACATCCGGGAATCGGTAACCCGGAGCCGGCCGAGCCTGGACAACCGTATCCTGGGTGATGACCACAGGACCAGCAGTCTGGAGCTCATCGTTGATGAAGTACTGAACACCAGTAACGGTCGGAATGGTGATGGTGTCAGTAGGAGCGTTGTATGCAGGCTCGGTCGGAGTAGCCAGAGTAAGGCCAGCCCCGAAGATGGTAACCACTTCAGACGGAGCCGGAAGTGATGGATCCGAACCAGCGGTTCCGTACAGGAAGTCTTCCAGGTCCCCAAGATCGCTAGCATTGACCAGCCTTGAATCAACGGTGATCAGAGCAGTAGGCCGAAGGCTACCACCTGCTGGAACAGGAACAGTGGTGAACTCCCAACTGAACGTAATGGGCTCAGGTGAATCGTTGATGGTGGAGTAAGCCTTCTCCGACGGACTAGCAGTAGCCCCGTAGATCAGATGAAGCTTGTACCCATGACTGTCACCTTCAACATCATTGCCAACTCGAGTCCGATACGACAGACCGAACACGCTTCGAGTCTGCTGACCGATGACAACACCAGGCGAAGCAATCTCCATACCATCGAACTGATTCCACTCATCCGGATAGGTAAACGCTTCGATAGTACCACCGAACTCTTCAGCAGAGTACAGGTTCAGATACTTGATGTTGTCTGCGTACTGCGGATTCGCTTCGGCGCCACTAGGTGACTCGGTGACGGTAACCAGACCGTTCCAAGCTACACCATCAGCATAGACACCAGCTGAATCTGGAATATAGAGGACCCCGTGATCGACACCAGTCTCGTAAAGACGTTCACCGACCTGGTCCCACTGAAGAACTGCCATTGTCTTCCTCCTTAAAAGAAGAGCGTATAAACATCGTGGTTAAGGTTATCTGCTGTGTAGAACCGGTCGAAACTGCACATAGGAAGTTCCGCAACTTGTTCTGGTAGATCACTGTCTGGATCCCTATCGATAATCATCAATTGATAGGCCTTTACCCTGTTATACATCTTGTTGTTCGCCCGTCTTTCACTCATTCTGTCTCTCTTATAGATTATGCACGGGTATTCAAGACTTATAGTAGGAGGTGGTTGAAAATATACATTCTCGACTAGAGTCTTCAACAGATTGTGAAGATCCATCCGGGGTGCCATAATATCCACCTCCTATGGGCTGGTTTCCAATACAGGTCCATTATACACAGTACCAAGGGTCAAAAGCAGACGGGGATGTTGGACTTCGACATTTGTCACAGTCCAAACAGTCCCCGCCCACTTCAAATATCTTATGGCAAAGAAATGCTCTTCGGCATACTGGTCAGCAACGATACTGATCGTATTATTGACAGCAATGTCATCGTTAAGTCCTTCGCCATCCTCAAGACGACGAGTACTTCTGACAACATCACCAAAATATGAATACTCAGTAATCACATCTTCCCAAACACCGGACCCAGGTGGATTTTCTACAGATTCACCGTAACCAATTTCACCGTGGAACTTTGCCATGAAACCTGACCCCTTGTCGGATTACGCCTCAGGACGAGTGAACGACCAAGTAGTCCCCTCGCTGGTGGCAAAGTAGTACGCACCAGAGGACGGCTCGGCAACAACGTTCAGAGTCGCACCTGCGGCGAGGGCAGACTGAGCACCAGCAGACAGAGTGGCATCAGTGTCGGCATTCTTGTACACAACACCAGTAACCGTCGGGATGGTCACAACACCAGTGGCCTCAACGAAGGTCGGTGCAGTTGGGGTAACCAGAGTATCAGTGCTCGCAACCTGACTCACCACAAGCGCAGACCGAAGCTTGACCAGAGCACCCGAAAGCCGGGTCTCGATCAGGTACTTCTGCTGGTTGTAATCGATATCGAAGTCATCGAACATGTTGATCTCGCCACCGCGATCGGTACCCATGACATAATCGCTCATGTTTACCACGACAGCGACAACGCCCTCTTCGTTGTCAGCGAGCTCCATGGCCTCGACCGGAACGATCTCAGCAACTCGAAGCTCTTGAGCAACCTCAGCAAGGCTGTTGTAGATACGCCGACCCAGAGTGTCCTTGAGCAGCATGAACCGAGAGATGACCGTCTCAGAAGTGAACATCGAGGGCAGACCACTACCCTTGTAGTGCTTCCGATGGGTGACGATGGCATCGACGAGCTCCTGAATGCTGGAGCTGGCATCAGCCAGGTTCACATTGATCTTGGTGGCATACAGGTCGTGATCGGTAGCGATGGGGCGAATGTTTCCCTCGTTGATCTTGTCCTCGTGGGAAATATCCCGACCATCACCGATCAGAACAGCTCGAGCGATCTCCTCGTCGAGCATGATCCGCATCTCACCCTTGAGCCAGGTGACAACATCGAAATCAGTGATGTCAACGATGTCGTCCCGGTCCAGCTTCTGCTTCTTGTAGATGGTCTGAGGCGTGGTCTCTCGCCGAGAAACTGAGAAGAACTCTTCCCTCTTCAGCTCACCAGTGACATACCCCTTGGCCCGAGCCTCATCCATGGTAATATCCGCATGGAGAGTCCGGATGCGAGCAAACGGTCGCTTGCTGGCAGGCCCAAGCACCTTGTTGACCCACTCCATCCGACGGCTGAAGAACTCAGGAGTATCAGCAATCGCCTTGGCATCAGGGAACAGAGTATCGATGTTCTCGATCCCATGGGACAGGGCGTACTCACGGACAGCAGCCCGCAGTGAACCCCGACTCTGAGCATCGGAAACAATATGCTCCACATCCTCATGCGTAAGGACTGGACCACCAGAGGTAGTCTCCGAGCCTTCGAAGACGTTATGACTCATGACATCATTACCTTTCTCTTCAGTGTCGCCAGTCTCGGCGTAGGTGTCTATATCACTTTGCTTCATGTCCTCAGAATCTGTGGTAGCAGCCTGAATAGCTTCTCCCACCATGAAATGAAGAACATCCTTCTGCTTATCTGTCATGGAGTCATAGACATCCTTGACCGTCTCACCATCATCACCACCATCATCTTCCTCATCCTGATGTTCTATCTCATCTGAAGAACCAACAGTGAGAAGATCATCTGAATGAGCAAGAAGCTCCACCGGAAGGCCAGTATAGATAATGACCTCATCGTCCAGAGTCTCAATGTCATCGTCAGAATGACGAATGGTGATGTTATCAATCAGAGCGCCAGGGTTGGCTCCCCGAAGAACCAGGCTAACCTCACGAATAGCCCCGTGCATGACCTTCTTTGACCGCTCAATCAGTTGGTTAGCCCAAATAGACATCATGGTGATGTCTTTGTGCCCAACCAAACTCTTAGCATGAGCAGCCTTGTTAGTGTCATTGAAGTAGGCGTAACCATACACACCATCATCCCGATTCTCAAGGTCGACATGACCAAGAACATTCTCGGGATCATTGTGCGAATGCTGCCAGACGAGGGGAACGGTAGTCTTGTCCTGATCTTTGAACGCATCAGGCATGATCGTACGACCATCAGAACACCGAAGCCCGACCTTAGTGACATAACCGCTAAAATCCGGTTCCATTTTGACTGTTCCTTTCTAAGAAGCTCTTAGGCTTTTTGCTGATGGCCGATTTTTCTTTACCTCTTTTCTAGCCTTATCAACAGAAGCTTTTAGATCGTTCCTGACTTCATCAATCTTCTCTCGAACTTGCTTCAACTCTTTCTTTAGTTTTTCTTCCTGCTTAGAGAAGTTTACATCTTTGTTCTCTTTCTTGTGCTCCTCGTAATACTCCTTAGACGCCTTGGCCGCCTCTTTCTTTTGAGTAGCAGTCTTCTCTTTCGGTTCGGTCCTAGTTTCACTCTTAGTGCTCTTGGTAGTTTTCGATGGACCCTTATCCGTGCCCTCTCGTCTCGCTACCAATTCACTAGGATCTACACCACTACGAATGATGGCTTGCTTCACCAAGTCCCTAAGGACTTCTCTAAGTTTCTGTATTCTGTTCTGAAGAGCATGAACCCTAGCTGCGGTTTCCTGTTTTCGGGTAATGTTTACCTTTGCGGGCTTGGGCCCGGAAGGTCTACCAGAACCAGTAGGCTTAGCCCCGGAAGGTCTGGTGGACCCAGGTTGGTCTCTCCCACCAGGACGTCTTCCTTTTAATTGCCTGGTTCGGAGATAATACTCTCGTCTCTTAACAGGATCATATGGAGTTCGAGCGTGTTCAAGAATGAGGTCTTCAACCATTACCATTCAAGCTCACCCCCAAACCCTCGAACGCCTTATCTAACTCTTGATCAATAGTATCCAATGCAGTTTGAGCAAGATCCGCAGATTCTTCAGTTGATCCTTCAACCATTCCTTCAACTGGATTAGGTTGAGGCATGTTACTATTCATTAACAGTTCAGCCTTAGGATCTTCAGACGGAGGAATCTCCATGTAATCCCTGATCTC